CAGTTGGTAGAGCAAAGGACTGAAAATCCTTGGGTCCACAGTTCGATTCTGTGCTGAGGCACCATATGCGGACATAGCTCAGTGGTAGAGCACCTCCTTGCCAAGGAGGGGGTCGCGAGTTCGAATCTCGTTTTCCGCTCCATTTTCAAGGCGACATAGCCAAGCGGTAAGGCAGAGGTCTGCAAAACCTTTATCCCCAGTTCGATTCTGGGTGTCGCCTCCATTTTTTATTTCTAAAAATAGAAAATGGACTTATGTTGTTTTGTCTGCCGCGGTGGCGGAACTGGCAGACGCAAGGGACTTAAAATCCCTCGGGTAGTGATACCCGTACCGGTTCGATTCCGGTCCGCGGCACCATATATGCGCAAACATTTTGTGTAGAGAGCGTAACTTTTATTACAGTTCCAGTAACAGTCACATTGCTTACGAGAAGGTCTATAGCGCGTTTTGCATAGTCCATATTGTTCTTCATAAAAATTTCACTTTTAATAGTCGTCAAAAAGGCGACTATTTTTTTATTATCCAGATTTCCTACTGATTTCACAGAAGTTTCACAAATAGATTTATTGATTTCGCGCAGTTCTGCTTTGATTTGTTTCAGGCGTTGGCGGTCAAACTCGTCTGCGTCGCCTTCTTCAAAAATTTTATAGATGTTGTTCAATTTTTTTTCGGCGGCAGCTTTGCGTTTGGCAAGGGATTCCTGCTCTGCAGCTTGTCTGGATTCTTCGTCTTGGTAACCTTTGGCGATGGCGTCTGCTATCCTGCGCATACCGGACACAGTAAAGACAACGCGCTCTAATATCTGCATTACCCAGTGGTCCAATACATCGGCGCGGATCATTCGTTGCTGACACTTTGACGCAGGAGTCTGTTCTTTGCGCGTGCAGCCATAATAATAATAACGCTGGCGCACACGATGCCCAACCATAGCACTTCCGCACTCGCCACAGAATACTTTGCCCGAAAGCAGGTAATCATGTTTAGCCGTATATTTGGCGGCGCGGCGGCGGTTACGTTCGCGCTTTAATTGTACGGCGGCAAAGTCTTCTTTGCTGATAATTGCGGGCAGAGCGTTTTCAATAGAGATATAATCATCGGGCCTTTTTTGAGAGTGCATATTACGTTTCCCTTTGCCTTTCGGAATTTTGTTGAATGTGTACGTGCCTATATATTTTTCGTTGCCGAGAATGTCATACAGACTGTTTTTGCCGAACGGCTTGCCGCCTTTAGTGGTGAAGCCTTTGCTATCTAGCACACGGCAGATTTCGGCATAACCTTTGCCTGCAAGATATAATTCGAAAATAAGGCGCACAGCAGCAGCTTCGTTTTCGTCAATGGCATATTTCTTATCCACAATCTTATACCCAAGAGGTGGACAACCGCCGTTGAAGAGTGCCTTGTAGGCGTTCTCGTTCAGCCCCTTCTTTGTTTCTTTGGACAGGTTGCGGGAATAATAAGCGGCCATGCCAACCATAACAGTTTCCATCACCTGACCTTCGGGCGAATCGGTGTCGATAGGTTGGGCGGCGTATTCGTAGTTTATGCCCAGCCGCTCGAGCTTATCTTTAAATTTGAAATAGTTTAGCTCGTTCCTGGAATTGCGGTCAATCTTATGGAAGATTATTACGTCAAATTTGTCTTCCATAGCGTCGGCCATCATTTTGTTGTAAGCGTCGCGCTTTGTTATTTCGCGGCCGCTCTTTGCTTCGTCGACGTAGGTGTCGACAACAATGTAACCTTTGTTTTTTGCATACGCTTTGCAGGCGCGGACTTGCGCGTCAATGCTTTCTTCGCGCTGCATATCGCTAGAAAAGCGTGCATAGATTACTGCTCTTTGCATGTAGTCATCTCCTTAAAATTTAAGCCTAGCTTGTGCTAGGCTTTTTCTTACCATCCTTGTTTATATTCAATTTTTGTATTCCGCTCTTTTTCTAATTGTTTTTCATTAGCTAAAATAGCAGAAGAAATAGTTAAGGTAAGATGGGTTTGGTATGGCTGTGGGTCGTTATATGTAGCGATCATACGAATATTAGCAATACGACCTTTCCATGTGTAAAGATAAACCGGTTGCTCGTTAGCTTTACCGGCTATTAGTGGTATAGAGTTCATAGAAGCAGTGCTCCAGTCTTCGGTTGGTTCGCCATATAAATATCTCAGCTTCTCATACAATGTCAAATGTCTGTCATATGCTTCTGCGAAACACGAACCGTCCATTTTTACATAGACGCTTAGAAATTGTCCTTTCCAAAAGGTATACTCTAAAGGCGCAACAATTGGTATACCACTTAACTCTGAGTCCGCTGCAGGAACGCTATATTTGATTACGTCGGTTTCCCCAAGTGCAATTTCTAATTTGCTAAGCTGCAGCGGTTGTGCGTCGGGATATTTGCTTTGAAATTGAGATAACGAACTACCCCATGCTAAACCCCTGAAACCATTAGGTTCATCTTGAAATGCGAAAGCTGAAACGGAATAAAACAAAAGCAGAAAAACCAAACAACAAATTCTTTTCATCGCAAATAATTCTCCTTTTAAATCACCAAAATATAAAACGGACAGCATCGTATATAATATAAAGGAGAGCAAAACCCCATAATACTTGTGCAATTACTGCTGCAATTGCACCATATTTGCGTTGAAAATAAGATTGGTCTACAATATGAACTCCTACGTTTGAAAAAAATTTAGCTATCAAAGCACCAAGCAACCAAAGACCAAATGCTGGGTAGCAAAACTTTATAGCAATAAGAGGAAATAAAAAAATAGACAAAATGAAAGCTATAAAGTATAGATTGCCATTTCCTAAATTATTATTAAGAATTTGTGTTACATTGGATGAAACAACAAATATTATAATTCCAACAATGATTTTTCCAACTACACCCATAAACAACTCTCCTTACTCCGCAAGCGCACGCGCTAACTGCAGCACTGCTTGCTGATTTTTTACGCTTAGTTTATTAAAGACATTGACGATTTCCGGGGCCTCATCTGGACCCCAACCCACGATGTACGCAGGCGATACGCCGAAGATACTGGCTAAAGTCTCTATTTTGTCGTATGGTATATTGAGTACCTTGCCCGCTTCATATCGTTGATATAATGGTGTTTGTATGCCAGTCATGCGGCTGACTTCCGGCTGCGTTAAGTGATTTTCAAGGCGCAGACGTTTTAATCTATCTCCGATCAGCATCTTCACCACCTCCTTCTATTTACACAATCATAACACTAAATGCAAATAAAATCAATCAAAATTCACAAATGGCGCAAATTTACGACACAAGATTCTGCTACAATAAAAGTGTGATTTCAAGGACGCGGACCTCGTGAAAGGAGGACGCATCATGCACGAGTTGATTTTAGCTACTATCATCAAAATTGAAGACGAGCATATATTGGAAGTTATATATGCCTTCATAACCGAACTTATATCAGATGAATAGCGGTGCAGCGGTAACGAAAGTTGCCGCTTATTTTTTTGCACAAGAAAAGCTCTGAGCATTAACGCTCAGGGCTTTTTCTTTTTACTCCCTGTTTTTACGTTCCTGATAAAGCTTGTCAACAAACTCTTCAAAAGCGGTTTTTAATTCAGGCGGCAGCTTGAGATATTCCAGCACCAGACGTTTCGTGAAGTCGTCGTCCGACTTGATAAGCCGCCCGACCTGGTGCGCCAGCTCAACGTCCATATTAGTTTCCTGCCGGAACATTTCGCCGGTCCCGGTACGTAACCACGCTTCGTTGACGTTAAAGGCATTGCAGATGTCGAGAATGGTACGTTCTGGAATATTCTTGCCTTTTTCGTATTGATTAATCGTATTTGGGGCACGATTAATTTTCTCGCCGAAGGCTGTCTGAGTAATGCCCAAAGTTTCGCGTAACACTCGTAAACGCTCATTGATTGGATTCATGTAATCACCTCGCTTTATTCCATTATAGCAGGAGAAAATAAAAAAGCAAGAAAAATTTTCCAAAAAGGATAAAATGAAGTTGACAAAAGGATGATGAAAGTGTATTATAGTCATAAAGGGAATATAAAAAATCCAAAAAGGATAAAACGAAGGGCAGATGAAGGTTATGGGCGAAGAGCTGCTTATAGCACTGGAGCCAAGAAAGGGGGGAAGAAGATGCTTGAAAACCATCAAGCAATTTGTAACGGCCTGCGCGAGGCTCTAAAACGCACAATGCAATACAGCGACTTGCTGGACCTCGTTTACGTACGGGAGCCTAAAGACCGCAGCTATGTACTGGCGGTATTTGCTGGAGGGCGTAAACGCATCAATACAACGGGTGACAGCGGCTGGGGCATGATTATCGATATTGTTCGCCAGCTGCCGGGTGATAACTTTTAAAGGAGAGAGAACAATGGAATTGAAAATCGAAGTAAAGCTTAGCGAGAAAGAGCATTCGCTTATCTCAGGCGCTTTGCTGGCGCGTGTCAAAGCGGCAAAAGAAAATGCGGATGAATGCCGAGAGGATTCGTCTAATGCTGAGTATTGGAACAATGTAGCCCGTGAATATCAGGCTGTGTATGACAAGCTTTGCGAAAAAGAATACGCGAAAAGTATGGAGACGTGGGACAAAGATAATGTCAGGCAGTGCATCCGTTGCGGCCGCCAGCTTTATTACTGGCACTACCTGACGATGGATGAAGAGAGCGGCTGCGTGTGCGTCGATGATCGCACGTGCCGCCGCAGGCAGCGCACACGTAAACAAAAGCAGCTGCTCAAGCTGCAGAAGAGATGGAGCCAGTGAAAGGAAGTAATGGCCATGATGATGATGAAAACGAAAAAGGTAAAGCTGTACGGCGAGAAGCTGCGCAAGCTGAACAATGCTATCCATGAGCGCGACGGCAACTGCTGCATCATCTGCGGCAGATACGTAGACCCAAACGAAAAATTTCATCATGAGCCTTGCGGGGCGATGAAAAGTGATGAAGTCGAAAAGGGCGTAACACTTTGTTATGACTGCCACGCTGAACGCCATTTTGGCAAAAACAGTGAAGCAGTCAGAGCGCAGATTAAAGAATATCTGCAAGGCATTTATAGTTAAGAAAGAAGGTGAACATGGTGATTATCGTAACTGACAAGCAGAAAGAAACCATCAAAAAAGTGGAAGTCATCGGCAAGGCTGACATTGACGGCCTGAAAGCAGCTGCCATTTTTATGAAGGGCCTGCAAACAGCGATGATTATTCTTGCGGACAAACAGGAAAACAAAACTGCGTAAGGGGGCAGAGGTTATGAACAGACCTGAAGACTACACTATTGTAGTCGAAAATGAGGGTGAACTGAGCGACTACGCAGTGAATATGTTTGCGAAGTGGGCGTTGGAAATCGGGCGCAAGCAGGGCTTGTGCGACAAAGAGGGTGAAAAAAAATGTGCAAAGCAAAGCGCATGACGCGCAGTGAATTGGAAGAAAAAATCATCGGGCATGCCGCAAGACATGCCGCGCAGTACGAAGGGCTGAACGACCAGCTTGGAAGCATGGCGTACGAACGCTTAATGCGCGAGCGTCGGACAAAGCTTGCCAAAGAAGCGCACGAGCGCATGAACCTCCGCATTGAGCGAGCCTTACGTTTTATCCCGGAACTGCGGGAGGTTGCGTGCGATGGCTGAAAAGACAGTTGTCTGGTACAGACCGGGGCGGCAGGTGAAGGCGGTACGGCTGGAACTGACGCTGGAGAATATGCAAAAGCTCGTCGGCGGCAAAATTCAGATTGTACCGCTGGAGCCTAAGAGCGAATGGGAATTTGGCTTCTCGCTCGTCTGCAATGAGGACGGCAAGAACAAATTCTTCAATAAGCCGCTCTTCCCGTTGCTGGACAACAACGGTAATACCGTAGACGTTATCTTCGGCCCGTGCTTTATAGCAGGGAGGCTGGTGCGGGACGAGGACGGTACCGAAGAGTTCGCCGAGCTGACGAGCGAAGACCTAAAGAAAATAGTGGGCCGCTTCGGGCGGGGAAAGGTGGAGAAAGATGAAACAGTTAATCAAGAGCTTAGCGATTGTGACCGTAAGCAGCTGGCTGCTTGCCAGCGTATGCTTGCCAAGCTTCGCGCCAGGAAGAATGGTGTGCGCAGCTTACGCAGCACTGCAGGGGCCGGAGGTGACTGAAATCGTGGTGCCCTACCACGTAGTCAAGGAAGGCGACAGCCTGGGTGCTATCTGCTGGCGCCTGAAAGATGAGTACGGTGACCGCCGTGACTGGCGTGAAATTGCTGACAGCATCGTCCGCGATAACAACAAAAAAAGCTCCTATGTGTACATAGGAGAACGGCTGAATGTGCGGCTGCAGGTGCCGGTGAAAAAATGAAAAGCCGCCTGCAAAACGCAGACGGCCTAGGGATGTATGAACAGCGAACCCATACATCCCTATTCTAGCATAAATAAAGTAAAGAGACAAGGAGTGATGAGAGTGTATAAGCTGGATGAAATTGCGTTCAAGCAAGTGTACCAGATTGATGTATCGGGCAACCAGATAGGCGTGAGCTATTATGTTATGCCTATCGAGGGCGCAACAGAAGAAGGCAACCTGTACCGCACTGATAAGCCGCATCAGGACTTCTACGAAGCAGCTAAACCTGTTCTTGGCATTGCTGAAAAGTGGCTGGAGATTCCGCTGCAGACTACGGAAGGGCAAGAGCTGAAGCTGAACGTCGATAAAATTAAATTTACCGACTCGAAGAAATTCGGTCGTGGCGTGACAATCAAATGCCGCCTGTGGAACCTGAAATATAGCAACGATAGCCTGCGGCTGCAGACGCCGACCTATTATGAAGAAGGCAAAGGCACGGGGCAGGATAAAGACAGCGCGTGGGAAGTGCAGAAGATGACCAAAAAGGAGAGCGAAGTTTTCGACCGCCTGATTGAAGAGGCCTTTGCCTTCGCTTACTACGGCAAGCGTGAGCAGCCGACGGTGGCGGAAGCGCAGGACGCTTATGAGAACGGCGGCTATCCTGATGAAGAATAAAAGGAGTTGAATGAAATGGCTGTAGTAAATATACCAATAGAGTATCTTACTCCACATCCGCAAAACCCAAGAAAAGACTTGGGTAATCTGGAAGAACTGACAGCGAGCATCAAAGAGAATGGCATTTACCAGAACCTTACCGCAATACCGGTTAACGAAACTGTGTCGGGTGAAGAACCTAAGTATATGGTGCTCATCGGCCATCGTCGTCTGGAAGCTGCTAAAAGCGCAGGGCTGCAGGAAGTGCCGTGCGCTATCGTAAGAGGCTTGACGGAAGCTCAACAGCTGCAGATTATGCTGCTGGAGAATATGCAGCGTAATGACCTGACCGTCGTCGAGCAGGCGCAGGGCTTCCAACAGCTTTTGGATTTTGGCATGGATATTGAAGATATATCCCAACAGAGCGGCTTTAGCAAAAGCACCATCAGACGGCGCTTGGAAATCGCCAAGCTGGATCAGAGGAAGTTGAAAGAAGTCAGCGCGTCGCGGCAGCTGAGCCTGACGGATTTTGATGAGCTGACAAAAATCAAAGACCTTAAGCTGCGCAATAAGGCACTTGAATCCATTGGCACAAGAGACTTTCAATGGGCTGTAAAAGGCGCTATACGTAACGAAAAGCTAAAAGTATCATTGCCGGAACTCAAGGCCGTGATGAAGCGGATGGGCGCAAAGCTTTTAAACAATACAGAACGCTGGACCTCGAAGTACGACAATATAGACAGCAAGTGCAGCTTAGAGAACTGGGAGAACACAAAGCAGTATATTCCGGACTTAAAGGGAAAACAGCTTTACTATTATGCCGATAATTATGGTGAGCTGAAGTTTTATAAGCAGCATGAAAGAGCCAGGAAAGAAAAGGTAAAAGAAAGCGCTGACGTGATAGAGCTCAGAAAGAAAATTTCTGAAGCCTGGTTCAAGGTTAAGATGATGGCGACGGCGCATTATGAGCTGCGCAAGAGCTTCATCGGCAGGCTGAAGCCCACTGCCAAAAGCAGAGAAAAGATTTTAGAGGGTGCTTATATGGCGGCCATAGTCGGTACGGTCGATTATGCAAACTTGGGCAGAGAAAAGCTCGACAACATGTGCGGAGTAGATGAAAAACACTATGATAATTGCCGTGGCGCTAAAGCTTTGAAGTTTCTTGATAACGGCGAGCCGGAAATTCAGAAGCAGGCAGTATATGCGCTTTTCAATGACAGCGAAAAGAGAAGCTTCGCTGATGGCTACACCGGAGATTATCCGGTGTACGAACAATGCAGCATTCTTATGGCATTGTATAAATGGCTGGAGCTTTTGGGCTATGAGCGCAGTGACGAAGAAGAGCTGATGCTCACGGGCAAGCATGAAGTATTTAAGCAGAAAGGCATTTGGGAGGTCGACCATGACGATAAAGGAATTATATGAATGGGCGCTGGCGAACAATGCAGAAGACCTGACGCTCATGAGTATTGACTATATGGGTGACGAGCGTGAAATGATTGAGTTTCACGAAGCCGAAACAAGTGATTATGATGGTCATAAATATGTAGTAGTGTATTAAAAGGAGAAGCAAATGGAAGCAGCGGTAAATGATTTTACAGTTAACCTTGCTATTGTAGTAATTGTAGTAGCTCTCGCGTTGATGATGGTAGGAGGTGAAGACGATGAATGATATGGAAAGAAAGATTGAAGACTACGTAAACAGAGCACAGCTGGCCATCAACGACTGGCAGTGCAGCGGCGAAAAATATTATCTGCTGCAGGCAGAGACGCTCTTGGGTAAAGCGGTTCGCCTGGCGGCGGAGAGAGATGTTGACCGCGCGGAGCGTGATGATGCATGAGCCAGCTACGCAAGATGGAGCGCAGGAAGCAGAAGAAGCTGCATCTGCTGGGAGGCGAAGAGCGCGTACAGGTCAAGGCCGGAGATATGGAACCGTTCGGCATCAGCAAGAGCGGGTACAATGCCATCTATCAGGCAGGCTTTGAAGCGGGCATGAATGCGGAGCGCGAAAAGCTCACCTTATACTATGCCCGCTACTTCACGCATCAGATACTTGCCGTGTGCTGCAAGATACTCATGGAGCACTACAGCGAAATCCATGTGCGCAAGACGCGCCTGGAGAAGTTCATAGAGCTTTATGGTCGCGGCCTTGAAATGCTGGGCGACGATGAAAGCACAGAGCAGTATCTGCGCTACATAGAAAGCTATGGTATACATATAAATTGGAAGGAGCCTGAAGCATGAAGTTCATGATGACTGTCAAAGACGTTATTGAATATATCAACAAAGGCGACTTTGGTATATTCAATATATCCTACAAGGTGCTGGATATGCAGAAGATAAAGTATGAGCAGCATCTGGCGTGCAACGAACCTGCTTATCTGGAAGCACGCAGAGTACCGCACTTCTGCAAAACAAAAAAATTCTCTTATATATAATAGAAGAAACTGGGCAGGTGAAAGTCCTGCCCTTAGCTTGATAAAGCATATTATTTGAGTGGCATATTTTGAGCTGCTGTTTTTACATCCGAAATATGACCGGCAGAATGGAGCAGAAAAAATGTATGTGAAGAGAACATGGAGATGCGGAAAATGCATCGAGATAGAAAAATATCAGACCTTCAGGTACAAGAGCAAAAGAACTGCTCGTGCTCCGCAAAGCAATCCTACTCCTGAGGCAATGGCGAAGGTGAACGAGCGCAATAGCTATAAAAATCTTCGCCGCCAGCTGAATACTAATTTCGGCAAAGGCGACCTGCATTGCGTGCTGACGTATGCACCGGAGAAAAGGGCAACCAGTCCCGCAGAAGCAAAGAAGGATTTGCAGAAGTTTTGCCGTAACGTGAAGCTGAAAAGTAATCGTCGCAAGTCGGAGTTTAAATACGTGGCCGTGGCTGAATACGGCAAGCGTTCCATGCATTTTCATATTGTCATCCATAGCGGACTGACGCTGCAGGAGCTGGGCGATATGTGGCCGCACGGACGTATCCATGCAACGGAGCTGGACGGCAGCGGTGATTATGACCGTCTGGCCAGCTATCTTATCAAACAGACCAACAAGACCTATAATGATCCGGAACGTAGAGTCTTTGCCAGACGCTATGTAACGAGCCGCAACCTCGAGCAGCCGGAGTGCAAGGTGGAGAAGGTTAAGGCTGACAGCTGGCGTGAGACGCCGGTTGCGCCAAAAGGCTTTTACGTGCTGCAAGACAGCATCGTACAGGACGTGAGCGAGATTACCGGGTATCCGTACCAGTATTACCGGTGCCTGGCACTTGGCGGCGGTGCTCCGCTCAAAAACAAAAGACTACGCAGGTAGGCACTTATATAAGCAGCGGAACTCTGCCTCGGTAGTATATACAAGCAAAAAACGGACAGGCGCAGAGAAGAAGTATATCCGCTGCTCATATAAACGCAGGAAGGAGAAAGGCAATGCTAGTAAAACAATGGCAGCGAGTCGCAGAGACACGTTTTAAATACCAAAACAAAGTGCAGGCCGCCGTGGATGAAGCACGCACAAAAAAGCCGTTCGGGCTGAAAGACAAACTGAAACCGAATCCGACGCAGGAAGACGGGCTGAAAGAACTGGTGCCGCTGAAAAAAGTGAGCATTTATATCGGGCGGCGCGGCTATGAACTTGTCATCGAGCAGCCGGAAGAATGGCTGGCCGTGATAAGGGAGACGTACGCCCTTTATAAAGAGTCGCCCATCGGCGACGTGATGAAAAAATATTACAAGGACTTCGAGCACAGACACGTCCAACCGGAAGTCATTAGCGGTCTGCGCGGAGTGAGCCGCCAGACGTTTTACGCGTGGCGCAACGAGTTTTTAAGTGACGCCGCGATTATTGCCGCACAGCACGGGATAAAAAAAATTTAAACTTTGCCGATTTGTACTTTACAAATTGGCGTTTTGGACGTGGTAAAATAGTATTGTCAAAAAGAGCAAGACAAAATAAAGCCCTGACGGAGCAGTTCCGCCGGGGCTATTTTTATGTAAAAAACAGAGGAGGTGAAGGTGCTATGGCAGCAGTAAAAAATACCGCAAAAAAAGGCGTAAAAAATTCCGGTAAAAAACAGACCCGAAAAACGTCGAAAAAAACTACGTCGGAAACGCTATCTGCAAAGCAGGAGAAATTCTGCCTCGAATACCGTAAACACGAGGGCAACGCGACTGCGGCGGCCATAGCTGCCGGGTACAGTGAGAGGACCGCCGGAAGTCAGGGTAACAGGCTGTTGAAAAATGTTGAAATCCAGAAGCGTATAAAAGAGCTTGCGGACGATGCCGTCAGAAAGCAGATTATCGGGCTGGACAAACGTGCCCTTGTGCTCAGTAAGATTGCGCAGGACGCGGGTGCAGATACGCAGGCGAGAATCAGGGCGATTGACGTTCTGAACAAAATGGACGGCGTGTATATTTTCAAAGCGGAAATCAACATCAGCGGTAACGTCGGGCTGAAACTAAAGATACGCAGGGGCGGTGAGCAGGCTTGAGAGCACAGTTAAGCCAGAAGGACTACGACGAACTGACTGATTACCTGCTGGAGTGCCAGCACGACCCCGAACTTTTCGTGAAGCTATCGTTTCCGTGGGGTGAACCCGGAACGCCGCTGGAGAATAAAACAGGCCCCGAAAAGTGGCAGCTGGAAATCCTGCGAGAAATCAAAGGCAACATTAGGACGGCCGCCAGTGCTATCCGTGAAGCGGTGGCGAGCGGCCACGGCATTGGCAAGTCGGCGATGGTGTCATGGCTTATTTTATGGGCGATAGGCACGGGCGCAAATACGCGCGGCGTTGTAACGGCCAACACGGAAACACAATTGCGCACGAAGACGTGGGCGGAGCTTGGCAAGTGGTACAACATGTGGCTTGCAAAACCGCTGTTTGATTATACTGCGACGAGCATTTTCTGTAATGCTGACGGCTATGAAAAGACATGGCGTATAGATGCAATTCCGTGGAGCGAAACAAGTCCTGAATCATTCGCGGGCCTGCATAATCAGGGCAGCCGCATACTTGTTATCTTCGATGAAGCGTCAGCGGTACATAACATCATCTGGGAAGTTACGGAAGGCGCACTGACGGATGCGGACACAGAAATCATCTGGTGCTGTTTCGGCAACCCGACGCGTTCTTCTGGGCGTTTTTATGACTGCTTCCACGCGCAGCGTGATTTGTGGCACTGCCGCAGGGTTGACAGCCGCAGCGTAAGTTTCAGCAACAAGGAGCAGATTGAAGCGTGGCGCAAGCTCTACGGCGAAGACAGCGACTTTTTCAAAGTGCGTGTGCGCGGCGAGTTCCCGTCGGCCAGCGATAAGCAATATATTTCGCAGGTCATTGTGGATGAGGCGCGGCATAGGGTATTAAAACCCTATCAGTATAATTTTGCCCCCGTGATTATTGGCGTGGATCCTGCGTGGACGGGCGCGGATAAAATCTGCGCTTATCTGCGGCAAGGAAATTTCTGTAAGCTGCTCTTTGAATATCCTAAGAACGATAACGATTTACAGCTTGCGGGGAAGATTGCGGCACTGGAAGACGAGTACAAAGCAGACGCTGTGTTCATCGACCTTGGCTATGGCACGGGCATAAAGAGCGCGGGCGACGCGTGGGGCAGGAGCTGGACGCTTGTGGCGTTCGGCGGCACGAAAGACGTTCCGCAAAACTGCGTAAATAAACGCGCGGCAATGTGGCAGGATATGCGCAAGTGGCTTTTGGAAGGTGGGGCACTGCCGCCAGACGACAGCGTACTAGCTGACGACCTTGTGGGGCCGGAAATGGCACCGCGAGATGACGGCAGGCTCCAGTTGGAAAGCAAGGAGAACATGAAAAAACGTGGGCTGCCTTCTCCGAACAGGGCGGATGCGCTGGCCTTGACGTTTGCTTATCCAGTACTCAGCAGGAAACAGGAACACGAATACGACTGGACAGTAGGAAAAAAACAGGATAACGAATATGATCCGTTTCATGGCATGTGGTAGGAGGTGAGAGCTATGGAAATCATTATGCAGCTACATGGCGGCGGTGGCGGCGGTGGTGGGCACACCATCAAACAGTCCGCGCCGGGCAGTACGGCGGCGGCCACTATTGACAGCGCAAGCGAAGGCGAAAGAGAATCACTGCGCGAGAAGCTGAGCAAGGCGAAAGGCCGCCAGTACACCAACAAGACGGGCGGAAGCCTTGTCGATACAGTAAAGAAAGCTCTGCTGGGGGAATGACAAAATGCTTTTTGAAGAAGCGTATAAAGATACGTCCAGACTGAAAGAAAAACGTCATATCGTCGAGCAGATGGCAACAAGGCAGACGCAGTTTCAGCCGACGTGGCAGCTGCTTTCGCGCTATATCTACCCGTGGCGCGGCAGGTTTAATGAGCGCGGCGGGAGTATGGACAGTGAGCGGCGGGACCGTTACCTGATTGACCCCTATCCGCAGGACGCTGTACAAAAATGTGCGGCAGGCCTGCAAAGCGGTTTGACCAGTCCGTCCCGCCCGTGGTTTGAATTATCGCTTGCTGATCAGGAAAAAGCAGATTATCACCCCGTCAGACAATGGCTTGACGACGTGCGCGACATTATGATGGCCGTTTATGCAGCAGGCAACACCTATGCAATGCTGTATGACATTGAAGCGGAACTGTGCCAGTTTGGCACGGCGGCGGCACTTATGATGCAGGACTACGACACGGCACTCTGGCACAGAAGCTACACATGTGGCGAGTATGCCGGGGGCGTGGACGCAAGAGGAAGGCTGCACGCGTTCTCCAGATGTTTTGAACTGACTGCGCCGCAGATGGTGGCAGAGTTCGGCAAAGATAATGTGAGTACGCCAGTCAGAACGGCGTATAACAATAACGACCTTACCCAGCGGTTCGAGATTGAAATGCTTATCCAGCGTAACGATAACTATAAACCGGAGCAGCTTAAGCCCGGAAACTTTTTGTGGCAGAGCTTCTACTGGGAGCGTGGCAACATGGAGCGTTTTCTGCGTATCAGCGGTTATAAAGAGCAACCGTTTATCATGCCGCGCTGGACGAAGGTGGCCAACTGCGAATACGGGTACGGCCCCGGACACAATGCCCTTGGTAACTGTATGCAGCTCCAGCGCATTGAAAAAGCGAAGTTACGCAGCATTGACAACGAAAACGACCCTGCAATGATATTCCCTGCGACGTTCAAGAAAATCAACCGTCAGCCGGGAGCAGATAACTATGTGCCCGACACTACGCAGATGCAGGCTTATCCTGTTGTTGCGCCGGGCGCAAAACGCTATGAAGGACTTATTGCTTTATCTAACGACAAACGCCAGCAGATAAGCGCAAGCTTTTATAACGACCTTATGGTAATGCTGACGCAGGCGCAGGATAACCCGCAGATGACGGCAAAGGAAATCGCGGAACGCCACGAAGAAAAGGTGCTTATGCTTGGCCCTGTTCTGGAGCAGTTCCACAACGAAGTGCTCGACCCGCTGACAATGCGTGCTTTTGGTATCTGTCTCCGCAATGAACTCTTCCCACCTATGCCGGAAGAGATTACAGCGCAGGAGCTGAAAGTGAATTTTGTGTCCCTGCTTGCGCAGGCGCAGAAAATGGTCAGCCTGCCGAGTGTGCAGAACGTGCTCGGTATGGTTGGCAACGTTGCAGGTATTTATCCAGAGGCGGCAGACAATATCAACATCGACAATGTTATCCGCGAAGTGGGCGTTATCAGCGGTGCGCCTGAAAAGATTATGCGCAGTGAAGACGAAGTGCAGGAACTCCGCCAGCAACGCCAGCAGGCGCAGGAAGCGCAGATGCAGCAGATGCAGATGGCGCAGGGCGCAGACACGGCGAAGACGGGCGCAGAGGCGGCACGCCTTTTGAGTGAGGTTCCGAGCAACACGGACAGTGCACTCGACGATATGTTAGGGAAAATGGGGTTAAGCTGATATGGAAAAACAATCGACACGTTTTGCAGAACTGCTTGAAAAGGTGATGCAGACAGAAGACGGCAGAGAATTTTTCTTTGAGCTCCTGGGACTGGCAACCTTTACAATGGGCTGCGGCTCGGAGTCATTTATGGGTTACGAGATTGGCAGGCGTAGTATCGGCGACGAACTGCTCCGCGTACTGCGTGAAGATGTTGACGAAGGACTTGTGCTGGAACTCAAAATGCGGCAGGAAGCACGGGCACGACCTAAAGAAAAGGTTGTAGACCCATACGCAATGTTTGAAGGAGGCAATGAATAAATGGACGCATGGAATAAATTTTTTATGGATGCTGACGGCGCGGGTGCCGGTGGCGGCGGTGAAACTCCCCCGGCTGACGGAAGTGGCGCGGGCGATGGCGGGCCCAAAAACATCTTTAACGCTGGCGAGGGCGGCGGAGGAGACAATCCACCTGCAGGTGGAGAAGGTGGCGACGATGCTGGTGGTGGTGAAGGTGCTCCGCAGGTGCCTGAAAACTACGAGTTTAACCTGGGCGAAGGACTTACGATTACTGACGAGCAGAAAGCAGCGTTTACCGCCATAGCGAAAGAAGCGAAACTGACGCAGGCGCAGGCAGACGGACTACTCAAGATGCACAGCGAGATTTTAAGCGGCTATATGCACGAGGCAGAAGAAGCCGTGGAAAAGAATATCGCAGAGTGCCAGAAGCTCGGCCTGACGACCAAAGAAAACCTTGGTTATGCGAAAGCGGCGGTGGATATGTTTGGCGGCAGCGACGCTATGCAGGTGCTTGTTGATACGGGCGCAATCAATCACCCTGCTGTATGCAAGTTGTTCGTAAATATCGGACAACTGATCAGCGAAGACAATCCGCTTGACTCGCACGTCGGCGGCGGCAAAACAGTAAGACCGGAAGACGTACTCTTCCCAAACAGCAAATATTAAGGAGTGGTAACAAATGGCACAAACAGGACTTTACAACAACACTGGCCTTGCAACGATGTATGACATTGCACAGCAGCTCCGCGCAGACGGCAAGGAAGCAGCCGCGCAGATTGTTGAATTGCAGGCTAAAACCAATCGTTTCTGGGAAGTTTTCCCGACGAAACCGTGTAATGACGGTACGAAAGAAACCGCGCTCATCAGAACGAGCCTGCCTGACGTTGCATGGCGCATGATTAACCGAGGTATCAGCCCGACGAAATCCAGCGTGGAGCAGGTTGCTTTCACCACGGGCGGTACGGAAGCTATTGCGCAGATTGACGAACGCCTCATGCAGCTCAATAAAAACAGCAATACTTTCCGCCTTAATGAGAACTACGCCCATCAGGAAGCAATGAGCCAGAAGATGGCGACAACTTTCTTCTACGGCGACGAAAAGCTCAACCCTGCTGGCTTTACTGGTCTGGGTGCATATTACTATGACAAGGCTAATCAGGAAGAAATCTATTCTAACCAGATTGTCGACGCAGGCGGCACGGGCAACAATTTAACCTCTTTGTGGGTAGTGACTTTCGCGCCCGACACTGTATACGGCATTGTCCCCGAAGGCGTGGCAGGCGGCTATCATTACCGCGACAATGGCCGCGTAAAATGCAGGGACAAAGACGGTAAAGAGTTCTGGGGCTACGAATCTCAATACAACTGGGATTTGGGCCTTTGTGTACGTGACCCGCGTTATGTGGCACGTCTGGCAAATATTGACGTTACGAAGACCAGCGACATGGAGCTTATCGACAAGCTGATTGAAGTTTATGACTGCATTGAAAACCCCGACCATGGCCGCACGGTAATCTTGTGTAACCGCAAGGTGCAGACGCTGATCAACATCATTGCGCAGAAGAAAAACAATGTAAACCTGACGCTGGAAGACTTCGGCGGCAAACGTATTCAACATTTCTGGGGGTCCCCAATTTTGCGCAACGACGCTATTTTGGGCACTGAATCTCAGGTACCCGTAGAATAAGGAGGTAAAGGACGATGGCAGCAACGATTGATGCAGAATTAATTCTGTGCGAAAACAAAGAAACTGCGGCAAGCGTAACGAGTTCTGTGCTTGACCTTGGCCGCAACAAAGTATTAAAACCGCTTTACGTGGACGTAAAACTGACGCAGGGTGTGACGGCGGGCAGAGTGAAATCTGTGGAGCTGCAGACGAGCGCGGATAAAGCATTCACTACACCGATTAGTGAAATGACGGTAACTATCGGCAAGACCGCTGAACAGCAGAAAGGCGCCTGCCAGCTGGCGCAGTTCTTCGCCGCTATCCAGCCGCAGGGCCGCTATGTACGCCTTATCATTACCGGTGATACGGTTGCTCCGGCTGGCGGCAAGCTCTGGGCATATCTTTCCCCGGACATTCAGGTGCCGTTATGAGATACAAAGTAATCCGTAACTGCTACTGGAACCGCCAGTTTTGGGAAAAGGGCGAAGAAGTAGAGCTGGACGGGGCAGTGCCGGAGCACTTCCGCCCTCTCTACAGCCCGGCAGAAAAAATGGCAATGTTAAAAGCCGAAGAAACGATTGTTAAGGAAACTCCTGAACAAGAAATTCCTTCCGGGCTTTCGCTGGAAGAAATGAACCCCGGCCAGCTGCAGAAACTGGCACGGGAAAACGGGCTTAAAATGCCGAAGAACGCAAAAAAAGAAGAACTTATTTCCGCCCTGCGTGGCGAATAAACATGAGGCCGGAGTAACAACCGGCCTTAATTTTTTCTCGGAAGGAGCACGTTATGAACAATATTGAAATCTGTAACCTTGCACTCGGGCGTATTGGTGTAGAAGAAATTAACCGCATGGACGAGGCAAGCCAGGCGGCGCGGATCTGTACGCGTTATTTTGATTTTACGCGGCAGAATGTTTTGCGGCGTTTCCCATGGACGTTCGCAACAAAACGCGTGCAGCTTGCACAGCTGGCCGAGACTGCGCCCGACTTTGAATACGTATACCAGTACCCGTCGGACGCACTGGCCCTGCGGCTTATGTACAACGAGCATTTTGTAGGCCGGCCCAAAGATAACCATTACCGCCTGCTAAACGGCGAGGGCGGGCGTAAGATTTATTGCGACATTCCGAAAGCATGGATTGAATACACCGCGGACGTTAAGGACAGCGAACTTTTTGATGCACAGTTCGTCGAGGCGTTCAGCTGGAAGCTGGCGGCGGAAATGGCGTTTGCACTGACGGGCAACATGAATCTTACAACCAATGCTATTCAGGCCTACAACGCGTACTTCACAGAAGCGGCAGGTGAAGATGCGGCAGAAGAAAACAATAAGGAACCGGTGCAGGACAGGCTTGTAAATGCACGCTGGGGAGAGGATGATTACTAATGGCAGGGATATTCCAGTTAAAACCTAGCTTTGCAGGCGGCGAACTTTCGGACAGTATGTATGGCCGTGTGGACATCAACAAATATGATAACGGCGCGGCAATGCTGAAAAACTTTCTTGTACAGCGTTATGGCGGCGCAAGAAACAGGAACGGCTTTCGCCACATTGCGAAAACAGCAGGCGGCAAACGCGCGTTTCTTGTACCGTTTACTTATTCCAACGAACAGAGCTACGTTGTAGAGCTTACGGCGGGGCATTGCCGTTTTTATCGTGACGGCGGTATCGTGACGGACTCGGATGGCAACCCCTATACCATAGAAAACACGCTTACAGACGCAGACCTTGAGGGCACGTGCAAAATAAAATACACGCAGAGCGCAGACGTTATGTTTATCGTACACCCCGAGCATCCGCCCATGACGCTTACGCGCTACGGGGCGAATGACTGGCGCTGGGAGCAGATGAAAATCAGCGGCGGCCCTTTTGATGATATGAATATTACAAGTACCAAACTTACGCCCAGCGGCACGACTGGAACCATTACGATAACTGCAAGCGCAGATTTGTTTAAGGACTATCACGTCGGGACGATTGTGGAGCTGACGCATTATAAAGCAAGCGAATATAAAAAAGGCGTACCGGGTACAGAAGACGCAGACCTTACAGTAAATGTCCTTCCGTCGAGCAGTGTGTATGTAGAAAGCTTCGGCTTTTGGGCAGGGCATTTTACGCTTGAAAAATATGACAGTGATAGCGGCGAATGGCAGCAGGTGCGCAGGCAGGAAAACAACCACAGCCAGAACTACAACTTCACGGAGAAGAACGAAGACGACCATATAGTTCAGTACCGCATTACGTCAACGGAATTTGATACAACTATCTGGGAAGACGAGAACGAGAAGCAGACGGGCTTTGTTACAATCCAGTCTTTCGGCAATGATTACAGCGGCATAGCAAAGATTACCGCTGTAAACGATGCAAGGAACGTAACTGCGGAAGTAGTACGTACGCTGGGGGCTGCGAAGGCGACGAGCAACTTTGCATTGGGTGCGTGGAACTCGCACAACGGCTATCCGATGAGCGCAGGCTTTTATGAGGACCGGCTGATTTTTGCAGGAAGCAGGCACGCGCCGCAAACGTTCTGGACATCGAAGACGGGCGACTATTATAATTTCGGGACGAGCATACCGCTTGTGGATGATGATGCAGTGACGGCCACGCTTAACGGCGGGCATATGAACGGCATTAAAGCAATGGTGGCTTTCGGCGAATTAATCTTCCTGACCGCCGGGGGCGAATACAAAGTGAGTGGCGGCAGCGGCAAAAGCATTTCGCCGACCAATACATTGTCACAGCCGCAGGAATACAGGGGCGTAAGCGACATTAACCCCGTCACTGTAGGCAGCAGGATTATCTACGTACAACAGCAGGGAAACATTGTACGTGACCTTGCCTACAGTTACGAGGCAGACAAATACACGGGCGACGATTTGAACCTTTTGTGTTCCCACCTTTTTGATGGCCATAAAGTAACGGGCATGACGTATCAGCAGGTACCCGACAGTGTTGTGTGGTTTGTGCGTGACGACGGAATACTTCTGGGTATGACGTACATAAAGGAACAGGATATATACGCATGGCACAGGCACACTATGAAAAACTCAAAATTTGTTAACATCTGCAGCTCTAGCGGTGAAATGGAAGACGAGCTGTACGCAGTCATTGAACGTGGCGGCGAACATTATGTAATAGTCAATACCCATCAGGAAAGTGCTTCTCCTGACGAGCAGTTTTATGTGGACGATGGCGTAACCGTGCGCGGCGAGAGCCTGAAAGAAATAAGCGGCCTTGACTGGCTGGAGGGCGAGGCGGTGGTCATACTTGCTGACGGAAACGTCCTGCCGGAGCAGGTTGTAGAAGATGGGCGTATTACGCTGAGTAATAACCACGGCTACAATGTGGTACACGTCGGCCTGCCCATAGATGCGCAGATTAAAACTTTGCCGATAGAGTTTCAGGGGCAGGACGGGGCATATCTCAGCCGTAAAAAACGTGTGGGCAATCTTGGCATTCTTTTTAAAAATTCGCGTGGCGGTATGTACGGCTTGAAAGAAGACAGGCTGGATGAAATCAAGTGGCGCATGACGGAAAACTGGGGACAGCCAGTGCAGCTTTATACAGGAAAGAAGAAAATCGTACTGCCTGCGGCGACGTGGGACGAAACAGTGCAGGTAATTATCAGGCAGGATGCGCCACTACCTATGACCGTGCTGGCCATCGTGCCTGAGATTATAGCAGGAGGATAACATGAAATATTCTTTTGGCAGGCCGACGGAAAAAGATATTGAGTACGTAGCCAAAAATTTACGCAGGGACAACAGGCAGGAACTGGCGGCCCTTTGCGGCGCAGGACATGAACTGGACGTTTTGCAGGCAAGCGTGAAGTATAGCGAGCTTGTGGGGTGCTTTTATATTGATGGCGTGCCTGCGGCCATCTATGGCGTGCGTTCGCCTGCGGTGATATGCTCCGTAAAACGCGTGTGGCTGCTTATGACGGACGAAACGCTCAAACATAGGTTAGTAGTCGGACGATACACAAAACGTTATCTGAGGGCAGCTGTGGCGGCGTACGGGGCATGTTCCAATTACGTCGACGCAGGCAACAAAGAAATTTTGAAATGGCTTGCATGGCTAGGAGCGAAAATTTCTGAACCAAAACCTTACGGCATTTATAATCTGCCGCATAGGGAATTTTATTTTGATGAATCAATTTTAAAGGACGGTGACTGATATGGGCGTAGGAGTAATGATTGGCGCAACGCTTCTCGGAGGCTATCTGCAGGGACGCGCGGCAAGGCAGCAGGCGAACGCACAGGCGGCGCAGGCGCAGGCCAACGCGGACATTGCATATAACAACGCACAGAGATTGCAGGAGCAGGCAGAAACGCAGGCGCAGAACAACGCAATTAACGAAGAAAACAAACGCCGCAGGTTATTACAGCAGCAGGGACAGCAACGTGCAAACATCGGCGCGGCAGGCATTACGGCAAGCGGCAGTGCTCTGGCGGCGATGGCGGACAGCCAGTTCAACATGGAACAGGATTTGGCTATTGAGCGCTACAACGGGCGGCAGAAGGTAGACAACATCTTCCAGCAGAGCACGGATAATGTAAATCAGGGCGACATTTACGCGGCCAACGCGAAGGCATATCGCAAGGCAGGAAAGCGTGCCATGATGAACAGCATGTTGCAGGCAGGACTCAGCGTGGCGGCGAATCTTTATAGCGCAAAGAGTATCGGGGCACTAAAAAGTGGCAGCTCCGGCCTGAAAGATTATGGGCTTACAGGTTTTACAAAAATGAACGGACTACCTGCATCGACGGGCGGCGGCATAACTTCTTACGGAACATCTTACGGCAATGCTGCTGGTTGGGAAAAAATGAAATGGTAAAAAATGTCATTTTGTACTTTACAAATCGGCACAAAAGCCGTGGTAAAATGATATTGCGATAGCGAATGAACATCTCTCCATTCTCATCACTCTTCAAAAAATTTAAGGTAACGCGGAAAAGCATCTGGGGCAACTCGGGTGCTTTTTCACGTATAAGAAAGGAGTTCAATATGGCAGTAATTGACGTATACCAGAATCAGGCACAGTTGGGCACGCCTGCAAGCAATGTAAGCAACGTACGTCCAGATATGGGCGGACAGCTGGCGGTGGCGAAGGCAAACGCCGCATTGACGGACACCATTGTAAACGGAGGGCAGAAGCTCTACGAGCAGATAGCCGTGGCCGACGTTATGAAAGCAAACAACGACTACAATATGCAGATGAACAAATTACAGAACGAGCTTTTGCAGAACAAAGAGGAGAACGCAAGGGATAACCTGACAAAGTATGAAGAGGGCAGAAAAAAGATTATTAATAACATCATGCAGAAAGGCCCTTCGACTTTGCGCGGCGTGCTGGGGAGCAAGGCGTTTTTCAATACCATAGACCGCGACTGGACGGGGCAGAGGGCGCAGATGGAGCGCTATACCATGGGCGAAATGGAAAAGTATCAGGACACGCAGTTGGATAACCAGTATAAGTCTGCGTTGAAAGACGTTGCGGCCAACTGGAATGACGGCGATATGTTTGACAGTATGCTGCGGCGCGGCGAGTTTATGACGGCGGCAAGATACGCCAACTACGGGCCTGAAAAGATAAAAGAAGCGAGTGACAAGTGGAAGGCGGCGGTGGCAAAGACTGCGGCACAGGCCGCCATCAGCGCGGACACAAGCGAAGGCTGGGCACGTGGCGGCGAGATTTTGCAGGCTTACGGCTATCTGCTCGACCCAGGAGAGCGCATACAGCTGGATAAAATGATTAGCGCAAGGCAGAAAAGCAACGACCAACTCAACACCTTTTCGAGCATTTACGCAAAGTTTGGTAATGATATTGAGGGCGGTATAGCTGCGCTTATGGCCACAAAAACAGGTACGGCGAATGTGGCTAAAGGACTGGATTTTGCAAGAGGCGAAGAGGGCAAGGCATGGGGAAGCAACCAGTGCGCAAATTTTGTTAAGGAATACGTGAAGCAGGCGGGCGGCGATTTTGATATTACAAGCAGCCTTGCCGATGGGACATACCTGAACGCAGAGCGCAAGGGACTTACGTTTACGGACAGAAAGCAGCTACGCGACGGAGATATAGTCTATTGGCAGGTGGACTGGAGCAGATATGCGGCCAGCGATAACCCCGACGACGTGCAAAGTGATAGCAAGGCTTACAAGGGCATAACGCACGTCGGCGTATATGACGCAAAGACGGGCAAGGTTATCCAGAGCGGTGAGCATGGCGTAAGCGCAATGGATTTGGATGCGGCTGGCTATCACACTGTCGGCTATAGTCATATCGGCGGCAGGGCGATGGACGCAGTGGAGCAGGAAAAAATGAAAAAAGCGTACAGGGCGTACGCTATGAATGAGATTAATGCCAGAAAGACCAACATCAACCTTATGACGGAGAACGCGGCGGATGAAATGTTTGCCGCTTATAATAACGGCGAGCGTGACCCTGCTTATTTTGAAAACATGGCCAGACGCATAGCGGGCAATGATTACAGTGTATACAGCAAGCTGCATACTGTGGCCAAAGCGTTTTCAACGGCAGGTACGCATAAGCTGACGGTAGGTGAGATGCTGGAAATAGAAGACGCTATTGACGCAGGCAACTTGTCACAGGACGAGCTTGTACAGAAACTGGGCGATGCTGGGTGCAGTGCGGATACAATCATGAAGTACGTGCATCAGAACAAAAAAGCTATGAAAGCGGCGGCCAAAGGAGAAAAGTTCGACTGGGACAGTGTTATGGGTGCGTTTTATAGCAAGATGGGCGGAGCAAGCAAAGTTCCGGAAGAATGGCGTCCTGGCCTTAAACGTTACGCGAAACGAGCTATTAACGAATACATTGGCAAAAATGGTTCTACACCTACAGTTGACTGGGTAATGGACGTTATGCAGGAAGGGCTTGTGAAAGGTGTAGGCGGAGTAGAGATAGAAGGCGCACACTGGTGGAATAGCAATACGTCCTACAATATGGCGCAGTTGGCCAACCATAATATTTACAGCATTAAAGACGCGGACACTGGTTATGTCAATGTTTGGTTCTATGGCAACGCCGAACCGGTGCGCATGAGCAAAGAAAGTTTGAAGCAGGAAATGGGAGAATAAGGTTATGGGAACATTTAATTTCAGCAATATGCAGCAGCAGGAAGATAAAATGCGCAATGTGCCGGAAGAGTTTCGTTCTGCGGTTGAGCAGGCAAAAACAGAGCCGGTCGGCTCTTTCGATAACAATAAGACAGGCTTCTGGGACGGCGTGAAGAATTTCTTCTCCGGTGCAGACATTGATACCAACGCTGGCTTCATTGATGAAACAGGCACGTGGAACAGCGGCAAAGGTCAGGAGATGCAGAAATACAATCCTACGGAGAAGCAATTTAACAATTCTTTGGCAGGGCAGGTGTGGAACAGCAATGCCTATAAGAAATATTTTTACAGCCGCGAGGACGTGCTTCAGGAAGCAAAGAAAATCAGCGCTGCTACGCGTATTCCTGAGAATGCTATTCTTGCAAATGCGGATAACCTTAACAATGCACGCGACGTATATAACTATCAGCAACGCGCTATGGATCCGCAGGCCGTCTTTCGGGCATATCCAGAGCTGAGCGAGCTGGCGAAGAAAAGCGACACGGACGCAGCTATTGCTCTGCATAACCTAAAGAACGTGCGCCAGACGCAGGGCATTATTGAAGCAGCTAAGACTGGCTGGGAGCTGGACAGGCTTATGAGTGAGCGCGGCCGTCTTGGCTATTCTGCTATGAACGGCAAAAGCCTTACGGAAGCTGACCTGAAGCGGCTGGAGGAAATCGAAGCGGCGCAGAAAAATAGTAAAGAGCTGCCAGGACTCTTTGATGATCCATTCGGCGCTGTCGTGGGCAGCACGGTGCAGAGCGGCAAGATGATGCTGCGCAATGCTTTGAGTGGCCAGAAGATGGGCGTGTATGGTGCAGGCTTCGGCGCACTTGCCGGCGCTCTCATCGGCGGCGGTAGTACGTTGGGCGCCGGTACAGGTGCAGGTGCGGCGGCAGGCGCAAAGATTGGCTATAGCGTCGGCAGCCGTATCGGCATGGCGCAGGATATGTATGATGAGATAGCAGGCAACAACTATCTGGATTATAAAGGATATAAGGATAAGAGCGGCAAGCAGCTACTGACGGATAATCAGGCACGCACCTATGCGGCTGTGGCAGCGGCGCTGGAGACCGGCATTGAATTTAGTAATGCGGACAGAATACTGGGCGCCATTAAAGGCGGTGCAGGAGCGCAGAGCATCAAAGAGATTATAGCAAGCGCTAAAGACAGCACGGAGCTGCAGAGTATGCTGGCGGCGTACCTGCGCAACGGCGCAAAAAACATCGGGGAAGTGACTATATCAGAAAGCTTGGAAGAAGGCGTGCAGGAGGTAAGCAACAGGATAGTCACTAACATTGCCGCGTACAATAATCCCGACGGCGATATTCCGACGTACAGCGCAAAGGATGTTATTATCGGCGGGCTGGAAGCAAGCTGGCAGGCTTTGCCTGCGTCGTTTGGCTTTGGCGCAGGCGCTCACGCTGGCAGTACGATAGGTTATGCAAGGCGTATGGCGGCGGCTATGCAGCTCAAATCAGAAGAAGAGAAGGCCAACCTGCGCACGGCAAGCGGCCTTTCTATGCTTAAGAGTCTTGCTGAAGATATCAAAGTCAATGAGCTTTTCAAAAAAGCGCCTGAGGTATATAAAGAGGTATTAAAGAACCAGCTCAAGGGCACGAGCCTTGAAACAATCAACATTGATACGGAGATGGTGCTCAACCAGGAGGGCGGCTATGAGCTGCTGAAAAGCGTAGCAGATAAGGTCGGCATGAGCGAGGAACAGTTCGCTGATATCGTCGAGACTAAGGCTGACTTGAAAATTAACACTGCTGACTACGTGGAAAAGAACCTGCCTGAGGACGTGAATACTAAGCTGCAGGAGTACATCACCTTTGACGATATCGGCGAATGCCTGGCGCGTAACCGTCAGTACGCAAGCCGTATGCGCAGGGAGATGGACAGAATCCTTGCGTTTGAAGAGCGCCAGCGCGAAGATGCGCTCAATACCTTCTTGGACAAAAACTTCCCAGATAAAGAGCAGCGCGAGGTAGCAGAGTCCGTTATTCGTCGCTTCCCTGATAAGCCTGCCGAGGGCGTAAAGGAAATCAGGAAGGCACTTCAAGAGAAGATTGACGCACCTTTAAGAGAAATCATTGAACAGCTTAAAGCAGGCGCAGGCAAGGGCGTGAGCATCATAGCTGTAGATGCAGACGGCAAGCCGACGAGCTGGGAACATTCAGACCATGGGCGTGGCGTGCGCGTCAGCAACAATGCGCCGTGGTACAGGAAGTGGTTCAAAGAGCATGGCCGTGCGCCTTCGGAGAGAGAGTATCGTGACTTGGCATACGACATCTATACTGGTGATAACTACTATGGACTAGAAGGCTGGGAGAATGATAGTCCGGAGGAAGAGCAGTGGTACGCAGAAAACGAGGCTGCTATAGAAGCAACGAAGCAGGCTATTGCTCGGCTTAACGCTATAGCGCCGCGCCTAGAAAAAATAGACCCCGGTGAATTAACAATCACCAAGGGCCTAAGCGAAGAAGCGTTTGAAGTTTATAAGGAGATGCGCGGGCAGTTGGAAAGAGCTGAAAGCAAAGAAGCGCGTCAGGCTGCGCAGATGAACGCTATCCTTTTTGCGCGTATGGCCGACCGCATGGCCGAGTGGCACCAGAAAGCAGGGCAGACGAAATACACGGCGAAGAACTTTGCGCGGAGTGTGGGCGTAGAGTTTGGGGAAAAGGCTAGCGAAGGATTTAACCAGGCTGCTATGCGTCAGGAGAACAAACGCTATGTGCTGAATGAAAATGGTAATGTTGATTGGGGCAGCATCAACGAACTTACTGCTGACGACGGGACGACAATAAAAAAAGCACCCGTAAGGATGCAGATCGGTTATCAGGTTGGCGAAGGTGACGCTGGCGCAGGCTATATCCATATCAAGAACAGACATAACGGTTTTCTTAAAAATAAAGGATATAAAAGCATAAGTGAAGCTGTATATGATATTTTGGACAACGCAGATTTTATTGTAAAATCAACGACTGGCGACGGACGTGATAGGGTAGCATTAATTAAAGATTTGACTCCGCATACAAGCGTACTTCTGGCACTTGATTATACGGAAGAAAACGGCGAAGGTTATTATACCATCGTAAGTGTAATGCCTCAATCCAAAAAACAGGTGAAGGCAGAAAAAGAAAAAGCATTATCTTTTGATGGGAGCGTTCGCCCATCGTCCGCTACCGGCAGCGGCGCCTTTTTCACTCCAACCGAAACAAAGGCCGGAATCGAAGGAGGTTCGTTCGCTGGCAAAGATAATGCTTCTACGGTAAGTTTAGCAGATGCAGAGCAATATGTCAATGAATACACGTATGACCAGAAAGCATATCATGGCAGTGGCGCAGTGTTTGACAAGTTCGACCTTGGTTATCTCGGCAATGGCACAGGTAACATCATGCACGGCTGGGGTTTGTACTTTGCTAAAAATAAGCGCATTGCCGAAACTTATAAGAAAGAAGTAATCAAGAAAGATGGTACGCAAGCAAGCCTTTATGAAGTCGAAGTTCCTGACAATAAGTACCTGCTTGATGAACAGAAAACTTTTGGCGAACAGCCTAAAAGCGTGCAAAAGAATTTTGTTGAAGCCATAAAAAATCTTGACGATGAGCAGATGAAGTTATTTTGGAGTAAACTGCTTAATTTTAAATTTGGAGCGTTTGATAAAGATTATAGAGTTAGGCAGGAAATCAAAAGCCTAAATAATCTTGCGAACACAACTATTGAAGAATTGCCAGATACAGGAGCACCTAAATTTATTCAAAACATGAGACGACGCAATTTGCTCAGCAGAGGTTATACGGAAGAACGGATAAAGCGGCTAATTACAGATGTTGATTATCGTAAGCAGGAGCAAGAGAAGATTAGGGCTAAAGCCGAAAGCTTGAAAAGTGAAGAAGAAAAAGCTGAAGCTGAGGATAACGCAGGTAAAGAGAAAATTATACAGCAAGCACAAGCTGATCCGCTGGCAGAACTTAGCAACTACGCTAACAGGCAACACTTTACAGGCGAAAAAAATTATCAGGCTTTGGCTTATGCTTTAGGCAATAAAGATTATGAATGGCGTTTAGCTTCTGAATACCTGAACCGATATGGCGTTAAGGGCATTACTTACGATGGCGGCGAGGAAGGCCGCTGCTTTGTAGTCTTTGACGATAAAGCTGTAGACATTATTGAGCGCTACAACCAATCTGCAGGCGGACAGTCCTACAGTATGGACGCAGGGCAAAAGGGCCTCTACAAAATTAAGGGACAGACTGCATTCAAGGCTAACGGCAAGAAGGTTATATCTCTCTTTAAAGCAGCCGACCAGTCAACCTTTATGCATGAAATGGCGCACGTTTATCTGCATGATATGCTTGAGCTGGCGAAGCTGCCGAATGCTCCGAAGCAGCTGCTCGATGATGTGAAGACACTGAGCGAGTGGGCAAGCTGGCGGCCTGAAACCTTTGACAAAGAGTATAAGGGCACGGCGCTGGAGCGCGAGTTCCGCAAGATGCATGAGCAGATTGCTGATGCTACGCAGTACGGCTATCTTGTGCTTGATGGCAAGAAGGTTACTTTGGAGCAGCTGAAGCTGCAATGGGCGCAAGAACGTTTTGCGCGTGGTTTTGAAAATTATCTGCGCGAGGGCAAGGCTCCTACGGAGTCCGTCAAAACTATTTTCCGCCGCTTTAAGGAATGGCTGGGTACAATCTACAAGGCTTTCGTCCAGATTGGCGGCGCTCCTAGTAAAGAAGTCCGCGCCGTAATGGACCGCATGATTGCTAGCGAGGAAGAAATTGATATCGCTATGAGCAAGAAGGGCGTAGACAGCTTTACTGATGCTGGCGGCATGGAGTATCTGGAGGGCAATGCTAAGCAAATATACATTCGCATGGTGGAACGCGCCAAGGCTGAAGCCAAGGAGAAGGTGCTAAAGATTGCGCTGAAGGACGTAAAGGAAGATTACCGGAAGCAGGAGAAGGAGTTCTTTGCCCAGGAAGAAGCAGAGTACCGCAAGAAGCTGCAGGCAGAGCCGGTAATCGTTATCCAGGAGCATATCAATAATAATCCTGACCTGAGCACGTCTGCCGTTTGTGAGACTCTGGGCATGAGCGTAGAGGAATATGCGGCCAAACTGAAAGAGTATGGCGGCAGCCTTGATGCAGCAGTGAAAGCACATATGCGGGAGTTTAGGAAGAGCATAGACAACAGCGGCTTTGACGCGCAGTATTTCCGCGAAAAGGCAGAAGCGCTGGTTGAGGAAAGCAAGTACCGTAAGCTGGCGTCGACGATGGAGCTTAACATCTTTGAGCAGCTTGCTAAAGCGCAGAAGAAAATCAATGCTCAGTCTGTGAAGAACATGACGATGACCAACGATGAAAAGGGCATTATGGGTACGGTAGACAAGCTGAGCAAGCAGAGCCAGAAGATAGAGAAGCTGGAGGCAGAGAAGAAGGAAGAAGCTGCTAAGCATCGTGAGGAAAAGAAAGAGCTGCGCGAGAAGCTGGAGGCAGAGAAGAAGGAAGGTATTGCTAAGCACCGTGAAGAGAAAGAGCAGATTATAGCTAACGTCCGCGGCCTGCGTGATGCGGCACTGAAGCATTATCAGGAGTTTGTGGACTACGTTGAGAGGAAACTTGAAACTATGCCTATTGGGGATGCCAACAACTACCAGATGTGGCGCAGAAAATCTGCTGAGGCGCAGCATAACTCTGAACGTGCCATTGCGACCGGCAAGTGGGAGTTGGCCGTAAAATATAAACGTGCGCAGGTTATCTATGATATGTTTGCTGACAGAGCTGTCCGCAACGACAAGAAAATTAAAAAGATTGAAGAGCAGCTGACGAAGAGACGCCAGAGCATCATCAAGAACAAAAACATATCTGCCAACGAACGCTATGCGTATAATCATATGCTCTATGTCTTCGGCTTCGTCGATGCTGATGCGCCTATGCCGCCGCGATATCAGGAAGAGAACGGCTTCATGGGGGTGCTGCAGAAGTCGGACGCGCCTAGAGAAGTGGACGGCTTATTTATGGAGTGCCCGTTCTTCACGGCAGACGGCTTCCTTAATCTGCCCGAATGGCTCGTATCAGCGGCGATGGGCACAACAAAGCGCGAGCAGGGACATAAGGATTTGTCTAATGAGCAGATGAAGATGCTGGCGCAGGTGATGAACATTATCTATAAGCGTGGCGTAGATGATATGACGCTGAAGACCATTAGAAGCGTGGACGGTAAGCAGATGAGCGTAGACGATGCCATTGCTGAGATTACGGCTCAGGTGCGTCAGCATATTGTGGAACGGACGGTAAGGGATTCGACCGGCGCTGGCGATATGACGAAGCGAGAAAAAGCTGAACGCGCTATCAATGACGCAAACCAGTATCTAGTAAAGCCCGAGGTTATCCTGAAGAAGATGGGCGGTTTAGCAGTGAAATATATCTATGAACCGCTGAAAATTGCCGCAGACAAAGAGCTGCGCATGGCAGGGGATATGCGGAAGAAGCTGCAGAACCTTTATAGCGGATATTCTGCCGAAGAGCTTTATGCTATGCGTAACGATGCCAAGTATAAGTTTGGCACGTCGATGATTACGAAAGAAAAGGTAATCATGCTGGCGTTGAACTGGGGCACGGAAATCAACGCTAAGCGTGTGATGGACGGCTTCCACGTCAGCGAGCTTGACGTTAGGAACGTACTCGCTAATTTGACGGAGCAGGACTGGAACCTTGTCAATGATATCTGGAGCTTATATGACGAGCACTGGGATGAGGTGCGTGATATAGAAGCCAGAATGACGGGCGCTGTCCTTGAAAAGCAGCCGAATAGAGCATTTACAATTATTGGCAACGACAAAAAAAGCTACACTCTCGAGGGCGGCTACTTCCCTATCAAATATGATCCGCGTGACCAGAGGACTCAGGAGCAGAAAGCAGATGCCGCAGCTATGCAGCAGGCGTCGATGAGCAACGTAGCTATGTCTCTAGGCAAAGGCTTTTTGAAAGACCGCACTAACGCTAAGGTTGAAAGACGGCTGGACCTGCGCTTCGAGATTATTAGCGGCAGCCTTGCGGACGTCATCCATCTGGTTGCGTTCCGTGAGCCGATACGCGACGTGCGCCGCATCGTCCTGCGTGATGACTTCCGCAGCCTCGTCAATAATTATTTGGGCGAAGCAGAGTATAAGCATCTTAGAAAATGGACAACGGACTGCTGGGCAGAAGAGCCGATAGCTCAGTCAAGATTTGAAATCATTGCGGCTAAGCTCCGCAACGCGCAGACCATGGGCATGATGAGCTTCCGTGTAATGACGGCCGCGCTCAACATAGCTAACGCTCCAATAGTTGCGCATTACATGGGTACTGTAGATATGCTGCACGCGCTCAAGCGCTTCTATTCTGCCCCGAGGAAATACATCGACTTTATCTTCCAGCGCAGCGTATTTATGGCAGAACGTGCGGAGACAATGGATGCCAACATCTATGACGCTATTAAAGGGCCACACTTCATGGACAACGTTCCTGGCATCGGCAAGGCCGGGAAGTTCCTGCGAGAGCACGCCTTCAAGCTAATCACATGGACTGACCTTATGCTTGCACTACCGCTTTGGCAGCATGAGTACGAAAAAGCTTATAATGATGCAGTAGAAAACGGACGCTCTCCGCAGCAGGCGCAGGATGCAGGCGGATCTGCAGGCGATGCGGCGGTGCGCTGGTGCTTCGGCAGCGGGCGCACCGCCGATAAAGCAGCAGTGCAGCGTGGGCGTAGCGAATTTATGAAGCAGCTCACGATGTATTATAGCTATATGTCGACGGTATATAATGCTCTGAACTATGAGCTTTGGGGCGCGAAGATGGGTTATAAGCAGGCTATGACGTGGGCAGATGCCAACAAAAACAAAGAGCTGCTGAAAGCAGTAGTAAAGGCAGGCAGCGCTCTGCTGGCATGGCAGCTTTTGCCTGCTGTCATTACCGCGTTGTTCCGTGCCGGTACGGGCGGAGATGATGATGATCTGAAGCCGGAGAAGCTGCTCAAGAGTATAGCCAGCGAAACCTTGTCGACGCTAGTCGGCGGCATACCTGTTCTCCGTGATGCAGTGCCGTACCTTTTGGCCAAGGCATTCGATGAGAAGCAATTTGCTCCGAGAATACCTATCCAAAATACTATCGAGCAGACGAATAGGGTTATCCAGAGTATTACCAATGACAAGAAATCGTTTGGCGACGTGATGCGCGAAAGCGGTAAGCTGCTCAGCCAGACAACGGGCGCACCGAGTACGCTGGTAGATGCACTGACCACGAGCATAACATATCTGGAGACTGGCTTTGACGCAAGCGTAGCGGATTACCTGCGTGCCCTTATTCTGGACAAGAAGCTGAAAAAAGATAAAAAATAATCATTTTGTACTTTACAAATCGGCATAAAAGCCGTGGTAAAATGTTAGTGTTGAAAGACAAGGACAACGGAAAATGTACAATGAAAGCCTCGGAGCAGAAATGTTTCGGGGCTTTTGAATTACAGGAAAGGAGCTTTACATGACAGTACAAAAAGAACTGACAAAAAATATTTACGTGGGCAACGGACAGACGACCAAGTTTCCGTTTACGTTTGAGTGCCCGGATAATCACCCGGAATATATCAGGGTATATGTAGCTGGTAAGAAAAATGAACTGACGGAAACAACAAATTTCGGTGTAGATATGGCGAATAAATCCATAACTTATCCGGCTAATGGCGAACCTCTTGCTATAGATGAACAACTTGTAATTATGCGTGAGCTGCCTGTGCGTCAGCTTATGAACCTTGTCAATAACGGCCCGTATTTTGCAGAAGACATTGAAACGGCTTTTGATGAGGTAATAATGATTGCGCAACAATCGTCGGAAAAGCAAGGACGTGCGCTGGTTGCGCCGCCTACATCTACAACTTTTGACACACAAATTCCTATCGAACCCGGCAAAACATTCCGCGTCAGCGACGACGGAACGCATCTGCAAGCCACGGAGGACCCCGGCAAGGTAATTGATGAAGCGAAGGGACTACTCACTGAAACAACCATTAAGGCAGAGGAAACGGCGACTAATGCGCAAGAAGCAAAGCAAGCTAACGCAGAAATCAAGACCATTTATAACAAAGGCAGTTTTACGCCTATAACAGACTTAATTGGCAGCATCGGCACGGCATTGAAGCGCTGGGGTTACATCTTTGCTAACAAGGTATTCGCTATGAATTTGTCTATCGTCTATCAATCCGTAGCAGAGATGAAAGCTGACGGCTTACTCTCCGCAGGCATGACCGCTTGTACTCTCGGCTACTACTCACCAAACGACGGTGGAGCAGGGACATATATCATACGTGCTAAACAAGAAGCTGACGTTGATGATGGTGGCTCGTTGCATGAGCTGGCTAATGGGAATGTAGCGGAGTTGGTGGTGGAGAATGGCACGGTAAATGTTAAGCAGTTTGGCACTAAGGGTGATGGGGTAACGGATGATACAATGGCACTGACTGCTGCATTAAAAGTTGGTAAAGTAATCGTCAATGATTCAAATATACTTATTGATAACATTGAGATTAGTAATTGCGAAATTGACAACAGAGGAACAATTCGTACCACATCAACAGTTAAATTGGAAAACAGTTCTTTGCATGGTGGACGTTTTTTGTTGAATGAAAGCGGAGATGCGCGTTTTCCTTCTATTGTATCTATCAATTCTGTTATTCATGACATTGTTTTTAATGACACTAAAGAGCATGGAGTAGCGGATTATCATTCACAATGCGCTATAAATACTTTGAAAGGTGTTAATATAATTTATAATTGTATTTTTATGCCAGTGGCTCGTTTTGATGTTTGGGAGTCAAGCCTTGAATTAACGATTATAAATAATTGTGTTTTTAAAGAACATATTAAGACACAAGGTTCTTGGAACTCTTGTGGTATTAAAGCAAGCAATACTTGCTATGGTTATGAAACAGTTGAAGCTGCAAATGTAGATTTGACTAATCCATCTTCACAAAATACTATTATTACAAATTGCAAATTTGAAAATCACGGAGATAATAATATTGATTTCTATGCTGGCATGGCTTATGCACGTATATCTAATTGTTATTTCTATCAAAACAAAACAGCAAATTTAGAAATAAAAAATATGCAGAGAACTACTATCGGCACATTAGATACAAGCGTTCCTGAAATTCGATTCACTAGCAATATATTTTTTGATAATTGCTATTTTAAATCGGGTGCTGGCAATGCTATTGAAATAAAAAACACTGCTGAAGATATTAGTAAAACAATCCCTGTTAAAGATATTCAATTTAATAACTGCTATATAGAAGGTGAGGAAAACGCTATTGTAGTGAAGGCTCAAGAAGGGACTACCATCGAAGCTACTTTTATAAATTGCAATATTATAGGAAAAGGAGAGAATGATGATAATAGATGCGTTCTTCTAAGCACAGATGAAGAATCCATAAATTTTAAACAATGTACATTTTATGCAAAAGCTCATGCTTTGATGCTTGAGCGTGGAGGAGTAAATATCTCAGAATGTAATATCAGAGCTGCTAAGTATGGCATATATAACAAAGGCACTGTTACGTCAGATTTTCATATAAGCAACTCGCATATTGATGCAGAAATATGTGTATTATCTAGTGATACTAATTCTATTTTTTATATTGATAATACAATATTTCGTTGCACTAACAATGCTATCCAACTATTTAGTATTGTATATTTAAACAACTGCACTATACAAGCAGCTGAAAATGCTAACGCAGCAATGGCAGTAAGACAAGCAGAAGTAGTGAACTGTAAATTAAATAACAGAATTACATACAAAACTACTCTTGTAGATAAAAAACTAACATTTTATAATTGTATTTTTTATGCAGTTCCATTCTCTAGTTCTAGCATAACAGATGTGCGCATATATAATTCTTATATTAAATATGCAATACCTTCAACACTTCTAGTTTATTATCAAGGATGCGCATTATCTCCAGACCAAACAGGCGATGTGGGTAATAACTATAAAAGGACACGGTAAATTGTTAGAAGGTGCCCACTCATGAAAATCCCCTACGACAAAAAACTACACTTCCTCTGCGGCTGCATCATATCCCTGCTCATCGGTCTGTACAATCCCATCTACGGCTTATTAGCAGGCATGATAGCAGGGGTAGCCAAAGAGGTCTATGATTACTACGATTATGGAGTATTTGACGAAGACGATATGCTTGCAACAGGGGCAGGTGCTATATTAGGTACTTGCTTATGTATGATTGCTAAGTTGTGAAAGGAGATAATGTAAATGCTATACCGCAAGAAACCAGTAGTTATCGAAGCTATCCAATGGAACGGGCTAAATTTAAAAGAAATAGAAGATTTTGCAGGGCAAGCGTTAGACTATGAAATTTATGATGCAGCATATCAAGCCGGTGTTGCGCCGCCGAAAGCGCGTGTTATAATTCACACCCTAGAGGGCGACCACGAAGCCAAAGTAGGCGACTATGTCATTAAAGGTGTACAAGGAGAATGTTATCCCTGTAAACCCGATATTTTTGCCGAAACATATGAAGCAGTGGAACAGCCTACCTGTAACGATAGTGCAAGGCGTGATATGGAGATGAGCAGAAAAACACATTGCGAATTTTAGGCAAAAACATTTGCTTAAATTACGAAAGACAGGTGATGCCAATGATTGCATAAAACCTTATCTAAAATAAAAAATAAAGAGGTGCTATATGATAGAACAGATGATTTCCCACGTTCTGAATTTAGTTTTGGGCGGCGTTGTCAGCTACATCTTTGCACTGTACCGCCAAAAGAAGAAAGAAAACGATGCGTTAAAAGCAGGTCTGCAAGCTCTTTTGCGTGACAGAATCATACAAGCCTATAATCACTATGTGGACGGAAAAGGCTGGATTCCCATCTATGCTTTAGAAAGCATCAACGCCTGCTACAAAAGCTATGAAGCTCTTGGCGAGAACGGAGTTATTAACGGCTTAATGGAGCAGCTTAACGACCTGCCAAATTACGAACCGCATCAGAAAGGATAAGAAATGAAGAAGCTATTAAATATGCTAAAGAAGGACGAGAATACGCTGAGCATCGGCAGACTGTGCGCTGTGCTGGCGTTTGTATTGTTCTGTGTAATTTCGCTTTACCTTGCGTTTTTTGTAAAAACGTGGGGCAACTACGAAGCCTTTGCTATGGCTTGTGTATCTTTCATGCTTGCTCAGCTTGGTAACAAGTATGTAGAGACAAAAGCCATGAAAGTGAAGAATGACGAGTAAATTTTGAGTAACGCCACTTGACTTTTTTACAAAAATGCACTTGACTAATTTTCGCTAAAAACGCTGAAAGCTAGATGCAGCAAGGGTTTTGAGGTGTAATGATGTTGTTACAAAAAGTCAAGTGACACATATTTGCCACACATTTTAGAAGATAAGCAACAACTTAACAAAACAACTAAAATGTGAAATTAAGAAGTGAAATTAAAGGAGTGATAGTTATGATTATTACCGGTATGGCGCACTTTGAATCCGTGTGCAAAAACAAATTAGTAGAATGGTACAACCATAATAGCAAAGAGCATATTACGCTTGAGAATGTGTTTGTGGTTTGGGCGTGCAAGACGTTGCAGAATTATAAGGCGTTACTGTCTACGACCGTGAGCGGTGATGGCATCTATGCGGAGTACACCTATAACGGCGACAAGCAAGAGATGTATGAGGATGTATATAAGAAGACTTCCAACCGCTGCTTAAAAAGTGAGTGAGGTGATAGCTATGGATTGGAACCAAAGTCTTGCAAGAGAAATTGCTAAAGGTATTATCGCAACAGGAATCGAAGGCGGCTATGACAGTGTGGCAAAAAGCACTGCATATGATTATCCGTCAATCGGTGTCAGCCAATGGGAGGGCAACAGAGCCGATGAGCTTTTGAGAGCCATTCCAGGCGGCGAGGAATTTGTTGGACGAACCTACATTGACATCAAGGCAAGTGGAGAGTTGCCGATATTAAAAGAGCTGCTTAGAAGCGACGCAGGCAAACAGGCAGCACTTGACCAGCTTTCTCGTGACTGCTTACAATATGTCGAGGTGCTTCAGCAAATTCCGACGCTTGATGATACGCGCTGCATTATTTATGCCGGGATGTGGTGTCCGACCAGTACCTACGTCGTAAAGCGGTTCTTGGAGAATCGCTTTGAGCGTGTCAACTTGCGCAGCCTTGAAGTGCTTAACAAACTGTTCAAAAATTATTATTATATCGCCGCTGACGTTGGCGAGATGTATAGAGCAGGCTATGCTAACAGAGCAGAAGCTACATATCAGTACGTCGCTGGTATTGACTTGACAACGCCGTATGGCGTACCTGCTTACGGACACGCAGGTAATGGAAGATAAGGAGGTGACATCATGGAAGAGTTAAAAGCTTTTATCGTTGACAAGAAATTTTTGGTAGGACTTGTTTTAGGCTTTGCTCTTGGTGCGCTGCACCATTATTTCGAGCTTTGACGAGGTAGAAATGACAGATGAGACGAAACGAAAAATTGACAAGGCTGTTAAAATCAGCCTTATTATTGCTAACCTTGTCCTTGCCGCTAATGGCGTGTACCATTGGTGGCACAGCAGAAGCAGCTCCACAGCAGATAACAATGTCACTCGCACAGTGGAATCAATTCAAAGAGCAAACGAATCTGCTAGAAGCGAAGTTGAATCTGCTAGACGAGAAGTTGAAGCAGCAGAAGGGCACATCGAAAGAGCTGCTGACGCAGTTAGCAGAAGCGAAGTTGCAGCTGAAAGAAGCGCAGCAGGCATTGACAACATCCAATCGCTCGTTGATGAATGCAAAGGAATCGTTGAGAAGCAGCGAGAGCTTATACGAGAAGTTGAAACTGCAAATGGAATCGGAACGCCAGAAGGCAAAAAGGATTAAACGCCAACGGAATCTGTATGTTGGGTGCGTAATCTTTGCAGTTGCTTATGCAGCTGCAAAATAAAACACGGATGGTGGAGTGATGGAAGAAGAAAAGGAACTAGTCCCCGCTGGTCTAGTAACAATGCTGCTGACCGGCTATCTTAGAACAATTTATATTATGGCAGCAGGCTGGGTGTTGACCACAGTTGCGCTGCTTGGGTACATATTTTTGAGTAGGTGATAACAACATGAATGAGATGCTACGAAAGACGCGCGAATGGCTGAACTGTTCAACGCGACGGTCTTTCAGTGCGGTTCTCCGTGAAGCAAAAATTACGCCGCGCCAGACGCAAATTTGCGAGCTAAAATTTGTAAAAGGCTTGACCAATTACCAGATAGCAGCAGAGCTGAATGTATCTGACAAGACAATAGAAAAGGAATTAAACCGTGCTTATAAAAGCATTACAAATGTTTTAAAATCCCTCTAATCAGCCGTCCCTTTTGGGGCGGCTTTTGCTTGCCAAAAAATAGGGAAAGCATAGGGAATATCAAGGGAACATTTTCTCTCCGCTGCCTTATAATAAAATCATAAGGAGTGAGCGGCTATGAATATCACGGAACAAAAAACTACAAGTATCAACGTGCAGCAGCCACAACAATTCTTGGCACAGCTCGAAGGGCAGAATATCTACCAGCTTAACGGCTTTGGCTTTGGCAATAGTAACCGCGTGCAGGTTGGCGTGAGTCTGCAAGCCTACAACGAGCTGAAAGGAATGTGCCAACAGTATTACGACAAGCTTGTGGAAGTTGGCGTTATCCAGAAAGAGAAAACTCCTGCGGAATTGCAGGCTGAACAAGCACAGATGATGGCTAATATGTTGGCTGTCGTGAAGGATTTAAAGGCAGAAGTGGAGGCGCTAAAAAATGAACGTAGGAACAGTCGCGAAGTGGTTGAATCTGCCGCCGGAGAAGCAGACAGCGCTTGAAAAGGCGTGGGAAGTAGCTAGTGTAGCGGCGCAAGGAGTTAACAGCAGAGAGGATGCTATGCGCGTGCTGGCAGAGAAAAATATCGGCGCGGATATTCTCGATAGGGCCGCAGGCTATTTGAATAATCCAATCGCCAGCGTGGCGGCTCAGGCTATGGGTATCAATCTTGACAAGATGCGACAAGACATTAACAGTCTGCGCGGTGCGACGGGCGCTGCATTTAATGCGTCGCCGCAACAACAGCAGCAGGCTAGTGGTTTAGACGCGCAAATGGACGCGCTCCGAAAAGGGTTGCAGCAGCTCAAATGAGCTGAGGTAATAAATACGTTCTGGAAAGGAGATAATTACCATGAACGAAAATATGACTATTTCTAATTTTAGCGGCTGGGGTATCGTTATTTTCTTCGTTATCATCATTGCTGCTTTTGCTTGGTTCGTGCGTGGCGACCGTGGTTGTGGTCCTAACC